TATTTATGTTTGTAGCATTACCAGCAACAGATGAAACATTTGATTGTATACCAGCAACAGTACTTACATTACTACTAATTCCAGCCACAGTAGAAACATTCGCATCTATACCAGCAACAGTTGTTACATTGCTTGCTATACCAGCAACAGTATTAATATTTGTCGTAATGTCAGCAAGTGAGTTTACATTTGCAATAGTTGGTCCAGCTTCAGCTGCACCAGTAGTTGCATTAAAACCTAGTACAGTACCTTTTCTACTTGCTTTTAATGGTAATACCATTGAAGCAGCATCATCATTATCATTTAATCTTACTGCTCTATCTATACGGTCTTGCTGATCATCAAACAAAGCTATGTTTCTATCAAGCTCTGTATTAAGTGTATCCATGTCAAAAGAACCAGATGTTGGAAAATCTGTTGTTCTTTTAAAAGGAATATTTCTAAAGATAATAACAGTTCCAGATGATACTGCATTACCAGATGTCATAGTAATTGACCCAGTTTTATTAGTATTTTGGCTTACTGTATAATGTGTAGTAAGTGTTTTTGTTGTACCACCAACAACAACAACAAGATCTTCAGCATCAAAAAACTCAAAAGGTACTTGAAATGTTGATGTTGACGTACTTACTGTGTACGATATTCGTGGTGCATCATCTGTTAAATTTATAGCCATAACTGAAATATACCTCTTGTTTAATATTAATCAATAAAAAATTACCAACGACCTACTACTTTACCTATATCTTGCATATAGTTCTCCATCCACCATATCTTCATAAATGGAAAATTTCTTTGAAACCTTTTAACTCCTTCGTTAACTTCACCATTATAAAAGTCAACTAAGCCTCTTTTATATTCCCATGCCAATGATGGTGGCGCACCTAATATTTCAAGAGCAGCATCCATTGGTCTTTCTGAAGCATCTTTTGATATAAACTTTGGGCTTATAGGTGAGTTTTCAAAGTATCCTAAATTAGCACCAATAGATAAACCTCTATAAAACATATCAGAGTATATTGCAGCTAATCCAGAGTAATCAAATGTTCTAGCTATTTTATCAGCAGTAGACATATTATCTAACACATAAGATCTATTTCTATATCTTAATTGTAAACCCATATAAGCTAAACCCATTGCCATAGTCAAACCCATAGCCTGATTCTTTAATGTATTTTGTGCTAAGCTTGCTGTTATTTTATTTGCTGCACCAAATGAATATGACATAAAAGCAAAAGGCAAAGAAAATAAACCATTTTCAATTCTTGAATAACCTCTTACTGCTTTATCCTCAACCATACCGGGAACATATTGAGCAACTTTCCAAGGAACATAAAACACACCATCCATCAAAATAGGTTTGTCTGCTGGAGATGCCATAATTACTGTATTAAAAATACCAGCATTCATAGAATATCTAAATTTATCTAATGTTTCACGTGAAACACCAGCATCTATCCATGCATCACTATTAGCTAAATACAAACCCTTTGGAGTATTTCTTTCTACTGGTGCTTTAGTTGCAATCTCTTTTATTTCTTTTGCACCTAAACCCATCTTAGCCATCATTTCTATAGTTTTTTGATCTGCTGATTTGTTGTAAATTTTAATAGCATCTTCTACAATTTGATGCGCTCTTAATATAGATTCCATTCTTTTTGCAAGGTTTGTAGCTGGACCTAATAAGTTTGTTGAATAGAATAATGTTTTAGCTTTACCAGCAACTTTACTATATAACCCACGATCTATAGTTCTATTAGATAGATCATCTACTAATCTCAAGCCTTCCATATTTTTTAAAATATCTAAAGCTTCACCAGCATATCTACCTTCTTTAGCATTAAGAGATATTTTCTGACCATCTAAAACACTAAAGCCCATCTTAAACCATGCACCAGCTTCTCTTTGCAAAGCTATTGCTGCATAGTCTGTAACTGTAGCAAACCCAGCAGAACCTAAGTAAGTTAAACCAGCAAGATCACTCAACACTTGTCTTATTCTTTGATTTAATGCAGTCGGATCTTTAACGACATTACCTACAATTCTTTCATATAAAGCAGTAAAATCTCTTACAGTTGCTTGAGCTGTTTTTAATCCAGCAGTTTTAAAAGTTTCATTGTATATATATTCTTGTACTTCTCTTAAACTTTTACCACCAAAAGTATCACGAAAATGATATTCTGGTGATACTCTTGTTGTATAGTTTTTCATTACACTTATTGGATTTTGCTCAATAAACTCCCAAACTTTAGAATTAGGTATATCTAAATTTCTATGTCTTGTGTGCTTTGAACTATAACCAGCAAAAGATTGTTCAAAGTTACCATCTGTTTCTCCTAATATCTTTGATACTGTAGCTTCTGCTCTTTGCCTTACACTCTTAGGATCAACTGGTAGTATTATCTGTTTACCTTTTTCATAAATATAAGGATTCTTTGAATACCAATCTTCAATAATATTTGTAAACTTTTCTCTCTTAGCAAGAATCATATCATGATTATAATACCTAGCATAAAAAGACATTTCATTCTTTGGCATAGCTACTGCTGGTTTTGTTTCTAAATCAGCTTTTAACTCATCAATCTTACTTTTGTATCTTTCTATTTGTAATTTATTATAATCAAGATCACCCTTAATAGGTGGTTGTGTTTGTAAATAATCTACTCTTGCTTGCAATCTTAGGATGTCATTTTTAATACCTTTATTGGTACCAATCATGTTAACACTTACTAATCTTTCTTCCCATTCTTTCCAGAAGTTTTCAAAGACACGAACAGCTTTCATCTCATTTGCAGTAGCACCATTAAAATCTCTAAACACCATACGTCTATTAACATTCTTCATCCAATCATCAAAAGATCTTGCACCCCATATTCTATAATCTAAAGCTGATGTTACTTTCTTCTTTGCATCTTGTGCATATATATCCATCATTTCATCATAGACTCTAGCCCACTTGCCATGATCTGTATTTGACTTAATATGAACAGAAAAGTTTGATGCAATACCTAATGAGTTCTTTTGCATCTTCATACCCATATCACTAGCAAGATCAGCAATAATACCTTTTACTTCATCTGGTACTTTGTCATTCATAATAGGTCTTTTGAATGGAGTAGTTATTGCTTTGTAAGCCCATGAATTTAAAAAAGCACCAGATGCAGTAGTATCAAATGAATTAGCATTTGATAAAGTAGGTATATCACTTATGTTTACTTTTGTTTTTACACCATCACGAAAAACAGAATACTCAGATATACTTCTTTCTTCTCTTAAAAAATTAAGAGCAAGATTATCTATCCTATCTTCATAGGCAGACAATCTTTCATAAGGTAATCTAGGATTTGTACTATGATGTAGCTCATGTAATAAAACAAACTTTGCATACTCGTCTTTATTATTAAGTATTTTTATATGTTTTATCTTATTCATATGATGGCTGTATTGAATCTTATCTATTGTTCCATCATCTAAAGCTTGTTTTAATTTAGCTTTGTAATCAGCTATTGCTGCTTTACTTTTAGTTTTACTTCTAAAATCTTTATAGCTTTTATTTATAAGATCTTTATTGAGATAAATATTATTATTATCTCGAGAAAACATACCTAATATTCTACCTTGTACACCTCTTTGCTTTAGATATTCATCTACTATTTTTTGATCTGTAATTATTTTATTTATATTAAAACCTTTGAATATATCTGTGAGTTCATCATCTGACATATTTAAAATAGATTTACCACTTGAAGATGTTATCTTAACATTCTCCATAAGTTCACCATGTAATTTACCACTGCTATCATAGTAAATTGGATCATCAGAAAATTTACCAATAGAAACCATTGAAGATGAAACATCATTGTAAATGGATTTTCTAGCTTGATTAGTTAATAGATTAGATATTCCTTTACCAACACCAGCAAGCGTACTACTAAACAACATAGATGCACCAGTAGTATAAACACCTTCTATTGGTTTCACAGTTGGATCAGCATACACTCGACCAGCTTCAAGTGGTGCAACAACACCACCACTCATTATTGCACCTTTTCTTATGGCATCATAAATACTTTTACTTCTTAATACTGGAAGAAAAATAGTTGCAACATTAATAGGATCAGCTACTAAAGAAATAAAATATGTTCCATAGCTAGTGTTTTCGATTATCTTATGTTGTTCATTTCTTAAATTCATTTGTTCTATTTGACCTAACAAATGAGATTTACTTCTTGAAAATATCAAATCTGGTTTTATAGATTGGTTTGCTTTGTTATTTAAAGCATCAATAACTTCTGGATCTTGTGAAGTAAGTGCATTGAACATTACAGATGATGGTTCATTATAAGCTTTTTGAGAATAGTTAGAATAATTTTCTACCTCAAATAACATTGATCCATAACTTATGCCAAGCATAGCTGGTATGCTTTCACTCAACGGACTTTTTGGTGGTACATAAAGGCTATATGAATCGTTTTGATCTAAATCTAATCTTTGTGTAGGAACTAAACTTTTAAGAACATCTTTGCCATATTCCATATTATTTACCTAAAAGTTTTTCAATTTCTAAATATAACTCTTCTGGTAATTCATTTGTATCTGGTGGCTTACCAAAAGAGTTGTAACCTGGCAAAATATCATCATCACCAATAGAATGTAAATTGTTTATATTATTACGAAGCTCATCTACATCTTCACCAATCTGACCAAAGGTATTTTTATACTCAATAAGTCTATTAAACTTTTCTAAATTCCTTTTGTCGATTCTTTCAATCTGTATTTCTTCAAGTCTTTTTTCAGTTTCCTCAAGAGATAATTCTAATCTAGGTCTAAACTTATACATCATGTTACCATAGTCATAATCAGAAATAATCTTTTTATTTTTCTGATGTATCTTCTTTAGATTTTTATTATTTATTTTTATAGCATCAAGCTTATTAAAATTTCTTGCAATCTGAAGAGGATTAACTGTTAGTGTATCTTGAGTTAAGTATGAGTGATTATCTAGTATTGTTTGAGCTTGTTGAGCATTTGTACCAATATTAGCCCACTTTTCTTTCTGGCTAAAATACCACATTTCAGCTTCAGCTGGAGATAAAAAAGATGGATACTCATGATGCTTTGTTTCAGTTCTATCAATTCTTTTTAATAAAGCTATAACATCATCTTCTGTTTGTGTAGGCATAACTCTACCATCCCAAAATGTGGGTAGAAGAAAATGCAACTCAACACCACCAGAATTAATACCTATAGTTGTTGCAGCAACAGTAACTGTTTCACTATAGTTTGTCTGTGCTTGTCCATTTGCTATTGTTGTATAATGATGTTTAGTTAATAAATCTAATTCATTTGTTTGACTTATACCACCTAAAGGCATGGGTGTATTTGCCTCTGGTGTCTTAAAGAAAATACCAAAGTTCTCTGCTGTTCTTATTGAAAGAGCTGGATCTTCATATTCAAAACCATCAGCTAATTCACTAACCATTGTTTGAGGAATAGCATTATATGATCTATTTGGAGATAAAAATATTTCAATAACATTTTCTTTGTTATAATCAGATTTTGAAGCATATAATTTATTACCAAATTTAACAGCAAAACCATCTTCAAAAATAGGATTATTAGTATATTCAAATTGATTATTTAAAAAAGGTAATACTGTTTCTAATATAATACTATCTTTTGTTGCTTCTCTTAAATTTTTATCAGGAATAATTTTTGGCAAAGCATACCTTGTCATATTTTGACCACTAGGTGTATTAAAGTTTTCTAATACTTCATTGCTAAATAACCAGTTATCTTTATATCTTTTCTCAAGAAAATTATTTAAACCAGCTATATCTTGAAATATTCCAAGTGCTGAAGCAACTGGTATCTCATTATCCAACATCCTAAAAAAGTCTGGATCAGATAATCTATTAATACCTTTAACACCAAGAACCGATTGAATGTGATCTTCATAACTTTCATTCTTTAATTCTTTTTTAAATAATTTAACAAACTCATCAATATTTTTCATATTGTTTTTAGCCAATGTAAGATTTGAAACTATTTGTGAAAAATCAACATTCTCATCTTGCATAGTAAAATCAGCAACAGCTAATAATCTCATTATATCTGCATCATTCTTAAATCTGGTAGGAATAATATTCATGTTTACCCCATTATCACCAGTAGGAAATGATTTTAAATTTGCTAGAAACCCAAAAATATAAGATAAGTCTTTTTCAAATTTTGGATTATTTGGTTCTTCTGCTAATTGTTTTACAAGATTAAATAATCCTTCACTTACATTATCATTTGCTAGCATACTGTAAGTTCTTGGATCTTCAGCAAACTCTAAACTTAAAAAGTAATTATCTAAATCAGTGTCATTACCACCATCAAGCAAAACCTTTTTAAAAATATCATCAATGGTTTTACCATTAACACCTTTTTGAATACCAGTATGATAATCTACATAATCTTTGATATTTAGTAATTTCTTTCTTTGCTCTTCCAAATCACTTTTAAAATTACCAATAATATCTTTAAAAAAACTTTTAAAATTTGTTGCATCAACATTATATATCTTTTGTATAGTGTTATAAGCATCCATCAAATTTTGTGGTACTGGTATTTTTGAATTACCAGATTCTATAAAATCTTGTAATGCCTCTAAATGACTAAGCTTTACATTTACATTCTTTCCATACTGGTCAACTACACCAAAAGAAATAAGTTCATTACTTATAAGATGTTTAGCTACATCACTCTTTAACTCATTTTCAAGTGATATTGATTTATCTATAGTTAAAATAGATTTATTATTATAGATACCTTGTATCTCTCTAGCATCTCTTAACTCAGCTATTAGAACATTAACATCTGATGAAATACCACGACCCTCTTTGATACCTTGTATTATATTATTTTTAATTTCACTATAACGAGTTAACAAAGAATTTTCTGCTTCATGTCTTGCTATTCTTTGTTTAACCTCTAGTTCTTTTATTTTCTTTTGTGCAATTTCTTTTTCAAAATTCAATCTTCTTTGCATATTGGTATCAAAGGCTTGAAACTCTTGACTGATATTAAAATTTTTAATTACAGTATCTGGACTTGGAACTTTTGTTAATAATTCCCTCAACATATCTGTTGAATTTTTGCCTAATAAATTTTGATTTACATTATTTGCTGATACCTTGCCAGACAAAATATCCGTTACATGATTCTTAACATCTATCAAATATTGTGAATCTGCATTTGTTGGAATTGTTTTAGATAGATCACTTATTACTTTAGAAAAAATATTATTAACTACATCACCTTTTAGTTTATTTATATCTGTTCGTGTAGTTTTTCCTTCATTTTTAGTATAACCTAATGCACCATCTGATGTTATATACTTTTGTTGATTCTCTTCATTTTTCTCTTCTAGTTCTTCTATACGTTCAAAAATATCAGCAACACTTATTGTACCTTCTATTATCTTTTGAGCAAAAGTTACTTTATTTGTATTTATTTGATATTGAATATTATTATATGTATCTAAAGATTTTAGCTGATTTTGTTTTTTAATATTTGCGTTTTTTTTGTCTAAATCTTCAGCTGCTCGTTTTGCTGCATCATTTCTTATTGATTCACGCAAACCTTTATCTGCTCTATATATTGTTAACAACTCTTTTATCATTTTTTGATCTGGATTTATTTGTGTTAACATACTTACAAACTCTCTTGCTTCTAATGGGAGTTCTTTAACATCTTCACCACTAGCAATAGACAAAGCAAATATATCAGAGTTTACAACACTGTTTGCAAGATTTGGAAGATCTAATATATTTCCTAGCTTACCACTTAAATAAAAGAATACTCCTTGTCTTGCTGTATTAAGAACTTCTTCTTGAGTAACTATTTTACTTTTTATTAAGTTTGTTTTACTAGATAAATATCCATCTACAAAATCCTCAACAAATTTAGGTGGCATATCATTACTTCTTGTTCGAAACTTTGTATCAGGATTTTCATAATCTTCATCTAATTGTCTAAGACCAGAATTGTACATCATTTCAAGAAATTCATTATCTTGTTTTTTATTTAGTTCATTAGCTTTTGCTATACTATTGTTATAAATATTATTCTTTATATGTGCAGAATATGCTTTAGCTTGATTAATACCCATCTCTCTTGCAAACTCTTTAAATTTGCCTTGAGCATTATCAACAACTTTAGAAGTATAATTTAAAAAATCTGATTCAAACTTTGCAACATTAAGTTTGTTTTTATTGTAAAGTTCTTGTGCTTTAGATTTATAATCAGCTTCTATACTCTCAAAAAATCTTTGATCGACTACAGCACGAAAAGCATCCATTGCTATATCACCATAACCATCTGGTAATGAGTAAGCTTCTGGCATACCAGTTTTTGGATTAATACCTATTACTTGTTCTATCGGAACAGACAAACCAAACTCTGTACCTTTTTTCTTAGCCTCTTCACCAGCTGCTCTAAAAAAAGTATTAGATGTTTGAGCAAAAGATTCTGATATTCTATTCAAAGAATTTGCAGCAGTATTAGCACCACTTACATTAATACCAATATTAGGAATACCAACTTTGCTTTTATATACTTTTATTCCGTTTGCCATTATTAACTCTTCGTTAGTTTATACTGATAAGCCATACCGATTGCATTGTTTATTCCAGTAGTGATAGATGCAAACTCTTCATATCTACCAGATCTTTGTATCTCTGCTTCTCTTGCTTTTAAAAGATAATCCTGAGTTAATGATCTATAACCAAGTCTATTGGTATCTTGTGCTAATTTTGTTGCAGATGCTTTAAAACCAGCTTTTGCAGAACTATCATAACCTCTTTGTGCAATACCCATCCAAGCTTCTGATGTATTCATAAAATCCATATACTCATCTATTCTTGCATTATGTTCTGCAAGTGCTTGTATTTCTGCATTTTGTCTTTCTAGTTTTGTATCATAAGCAGCTTGCTTTGCTTTTCTTCTTGCTTCTTTTCCAGCAGCAAAACCAGAAAGCAAACTAAAACCACCACTTACTAATGCTAATGCTAATAATGGATTCATTATATTTGTACCTCTGCAATTACACTATTTATTTGTATAGACAACGGATCGTTTTGACTAATCGTAACTTGTGGATCACGACTATAACCAAGCAATCTTAATTCTTTCTTCCCTGTTATGGGTTGTCTAGGTTGACTAGGATCATCAGTAACAGTTCTTATTTCTAAGTTCCTTGTATTAACTGTAATTGATAATGTATCTTTCAAATCAACAACAACTCTACCCAATCCTCTTAATGAACCAGTAGTTGGTCCTTGCTGGGTATTTATATCCAGTGGATTTGTTTTAAATACTGGTGTAATACCATAACCAACCTCAACACTACTTGATATTGTAGGTATATCACTAACATCAGCACTACCATTAGAGCTAATTACTTTTGTACCAAGATAGTTATTACCATCTATTATATCTACTGTAGCACCATTAAATAATTGATTAGAGGTGCTTAAAGTAGTTCCACTTACAGAAGCTTCAATAGACATATCAAGATTAGCTGTTTCATCTAATTCACATAAAAAATATGTTTCTGTTCCATTTCCAATATTATTTCTAATAACTGCAAATGTTCTTTCATCAACAGTACATACAGATTTAAATGTACCAGTAAAACTATTATTAAATAAAAACTGAGTAAAACCAGCTTTTTTTTGCGCTCTATCAGAATTAAAAACAGCTAGTGATCCATCAGTATTTACTAAAAATATATATGATTCTGGTCTATTGATTGCAGCTTGCAAGGATGCCATGTCTTGAGGATTGTCAATAAGATGACCAGCTAATGTAGAAACAGATGTTGCAATATATGCAGCTTCTTTATCTGAAAAGATAAACTCTCTTAAAACTGTACCAGATCTTTGAAGATATATAGTTGCACCGTCAAAAACTACAGGTTTTACATGACTTGCTCCATATGGTGTTTGTCTACGTATTTGTGCATTTGTAGGTGTTACTGGTGTATTCTGGAATGCTGGTATAATAAACTCAGAGCTTTCAGTAAATACTTGTAAATCTCTATTTGATACTAAATGTTTAATAGCACTTAATTCACCAATACTTGTAGTTATTTGTATTGAATCATTGTCAGCACCAGTTCCTACATCAAAATTAAAAAAGTCATTTGTCTTGCTACTAAACAAACCATCTGGTTGTGATGTACTACCACCAAACCAAAGTCTACCTTCATGAAAACAAATGGCTCTTGGAAACCCACGCAAAGATGAAAAAGACTGCTCATCAAAGTCACCAGTTTCTGCATTACATATTATCTTTGGCGCACCTCCACCATCAGCAGAACTTGATGCATTACCACCAGCAGTAAATGTAAATCTATTCTCATCAACAATAGCAAGTACAGTTCTTGCACCATTAATATCACTTACTGCTATACCACCAACTGCATCAGCTTCTTCTATTGTAATTGAATCGTTTTCATTCAAACCATGTAAAGGCATAGTAACTTCAACAACAGCACTACCATTAATTGTTCTTAATGCGTTAATATCAAGCTTGCTAAATAACTTATCGAAGATAGTACCAGTTGCTTGTGTTGGAGATTGTACTGAATCTATTTTTATTTCCTGACTACGATACCTTACAATCAAACCAATATGTTTTGAGTTTAAATAATTTGGACCAGTTTTAGAACCAGTAATATCAAAGTATTGTACAGCAGTATATTTATCAGAATTTGAATTAGATAATAATGGAGTAGCACCAGATGATGTATGATCTGTATTAACTCTATAAATGGCATTTATTGTTGAATCTAAAACTAATTGACCAACAGTATAAGATTGACCAGAAGCCCATGTAGAAACAGTACCACTTGGCTTTACTGTTAAAGTTACTTGACCAGTATTACCACTAGGAGTCATTGTAAAACCTTGTGGTTGAAATGGAAAGTATGGTTGGAACCTTACCTTACCATCTGTACGAATATCAAACTCATATTTAGAAACTTCAAATGTTCTTAATCCAGTTCTAACAAGTTTAAGTGTTTGGAATGTTTCATGAGTAAGAAACATTACATCACCAGTCTGTGCATAATTAATTTCTTGAATATTTGTAGAACTAAAATATGTGTTTAAATTTACAAGATTAACATCCTGAGTGATTGTTTGAACTAAACTTGCTGCACCAACTTGAGGATTACCACCACCATCAAAATCTAAAATAATAATTTGAATTTGACCATCATCTACTAAAGAAATTATATACTTTTCATCATCACTAAATATAAAAGGAATAATCCTTCTACCCATTCCAGTATCACCAGTGGCACTACCTAGTTGACTTTTGAATTTAAATCCTGGTCTTTTTATAACACCACCTTCATTACGAATAAAAAAGTTTGTAAGTTTTTGTGCTGAATTACTGTAAACTTCAATGTCAGTACGACCTATAAGTGATGGACTAATCTCACCAAACTGAAAATTAGTAAATGGTATTCTTACTGTTTGCATTAGCTTCGCCTTGCAGTTAAGAACCTTGTTGTTTCAAGCACCCTAGTTGTTTGTTGTTGTGAATCTAAACTTCTTGCTTTTGCCATTGCACCATCTGCTCTTACTGACATAAGTTGTGCAAGACTAGCATCTCTTGCTATGGATGTTGCTAAAACAACAGCAAGTGAAAATGTTACAGCTATTGTAAAGTAAGATGGAAAATGTATTTCACTTACACGAAATGTATAATCTGCAACAACAACATCTGCTGTAGATGTGTTTGCAAAAGCTTTATCACCGTATAACTGATAATCAATATTATTATCATTTACAGTTAAAGCATGAACCATAATACTATCTGTAGGAAGCTGATAAGCTTGATCGTATCTTCCAGTTGGTTCATTAGTTAATCTATTTAATACTTGTTGATTTGTTGCGAATCTCCACCTTGTATTTGTTAATGATGTACGAACTAAATCTTCATACAAGTTTACACATACTAAAGCTTCTGTAGATCCATCATCAAAAGAACTTATTGGTTCCGCACCAATAAGTATCAATGATCTACTGCATATATCTAACGGTGAATCAGCCGCTACTGGTATTAATGTCATTTAATAAAGGGAGGGCTAAGCCCTCCCCTCCCTATTAGTCACCATCTGTTTCTGCTATAGCTGTACCATCTGATACGTCTACAACTGAACCAGTGTTCGAAAGAACAGTAACATGATTAGTTGATGGTGTATTAGTATCTTTTACAATAATAACATCACGAACTTTAAGCATATTGGCTGCACTATTAAAGTACCCACTGTTATTTACAGTACCAATAGCGTCTGTTGTTGAATATTGCCAAAGATTACCATTTGAATCACCAGCTAATCTTGAAAGTCCACTTGCTGAATAAGCCATTAATCAACCTCCTATGTATTATTATCTAAGACTTCATAGATACCATTGTCATCAATAACAACTGCACCCATGCTCATCATAGATGTTGCTAAATGTGCAGCTCTTTCTGGCACATAATTTAACTCGGTAGAAACATCAGCACCAATACCTAAGCCAATAGCTGAAGTATGATATGCCATGTTTTTACCAGCAGTTACTGCTGATGTAGAAAAGATTTGAAAACCTAAAAAGTTTTTCATAGTCATTCCACCAGCAAAAGGTAGATTTTGATCACCAACAAAGTCTGAACTTGCAAACTCATTTATTAAAAATAAATCTGCAAAACCTTTTGGATTCATAGCTAAATATCTTCCACCATCTTCTGGAATATTAGCTGCACCCATAGTTTCAAACAAAGTAAGTAAATCAGCTTTTTCTACTGCACCACCAGTATCATGAATCTGTGTGCTATTAGCACCAGCATCCATAGCAGTATACAGTATTTCATCTGTTTTACGACCAAGAGCAGCAGCTGCACTTTTTGCAACAGCTTGTCTTTCATCAATGTTTGTTTTTAACTCATCCAACTTGTCGATATACTCAGCAGCATAAAAGTCTGCCATAGTAGCTTCAACATTTGTGTGAGTTAGTTCCATTGGAGTTACTAAACCATTTCTGGATTTAGTAGATGCTGAGCCTGTACCAATCTTCTGAAAACGTACAACATTACCAGAAACATTGGAAACAGTACGAACTGTGTTACGTAATTTACTACCCATTCTTTGATAGGCAATATGAACCTCAGATTCGAACTGCTTTATAAAGGCTGTTGAAATTGTGTTTGCCATAAGCAATCCCCTTATAAAAAGTTACAATAATGTCTATGCGATTGTCAGTTTTGACACCTCATAGCAATTATCCGTAAGGGTTGCTCAGTGCATCACTGGTCGTGACACATCATTATAAACATTATTAAACTTTAAATTGCAACGAAAAAATTTAACAAACTTAACATCATTTATTTCAATCGTATCGCTGATTGTAAATCCAGCAAACTTTAAAAACCTTATTGTCCTTTTATTATGGACTGGAACTACATTGTATATACAACTGTAACCAACTTGCAACAATTCAACAAAATCTTTTACATTCCTACATATTTCTATGTAGTGTTTCTCAAAATCATCAGAACAAAGCATCCATACTCTAGCTTCATTGTTCTTAGCTGGTATTGTTCCAAACATTCCTAAAGGTAAATCATTACGTATGATTGTATATGATATAGAATGTTTTTGTGTAAAAGGAAAAGCTAAAGCATAACGACTATCTACATTTAATATCTTTAGCTCTTCCTGATCTATCTCTCTTAGATTCGTTGATAGATAATCAACATCTTCTAAATTAGAAAATCTTACTTGACAAACATCATCCAAGTTTTTCAAATCCTTCTTTTATTTGTCTAATGTAATCCATATCTTTCTTAGCTGGATTCCAATACCTATCATCATTCATCATTGATTCTAGTGTTTCTTTATCTAATCTATTTGCTGGTTCAGTTGCTATTGTATTTGTTTTTACTGTTTGCATGATATGTTCAATAGCTCTTACACCATCAGCAGTTTCTGTAATTTTATATACTGCATCCATTACATCTTGTGGAAAAAACTTTTCTGCAAACAAAGCAGCAGCTTGTAGTCTTTCTGGTGCATTATCACCAAGCTTTTCTATTTCTTCTGCTTTTGCTTGTTCCATACTCTGCATCTTTTCACCATCTGCTTTCTTAAAAGCTTCAATACCAGATGCAAACTCTTCTTGACTCAGTCCATTATCCCAAGCGTGCTTTGACCACCAACCTAGTAATTCATTATTTGGTGCTTGTTCTGCATCAATAGATTCTGGCAATACATAATCACCAGCACTTGCTGGTCTATCTTTGTAAGCTAACTCTTCAATCTCTTTATCCCAAGCAGCTCTTAGATCAGACTCTTTCTGATGAAACTTTTTTTCTAAATTAGAATAACCTTCAGCAAAAGCTTCTGGTGTTTTAAACTTTTCTGGCAACCATTCTGGTCTTTCTGGTGCTTGATCTTCAGCAGTTACAAAATCTTTTTCTTCTGTACTTGCTTCATTTCTGTCAGTTGTGTCACTTGTGTCAGGGGTCTGTTGCTCCATAACTTGTGATACTGTTGTTTCTTCAGACATTTTTCTTCTCCTTCATAGCATGATTAATTCTACGTTCAATAATAGCATAAACATATCTCTGACCTTCTTGATGACGCAAAGTAGCATCATTAACATTTGGACCATTAACAGTTTCTATTGTTATTTTTCTAAGATATTTAAGAACAGATTTACCAGTTGGAGTATTAAATAAACTATGAACATCAAGACTTATCCTTAGATCTTCATCTTTATTTCTTTCTACCCCATCAATACCAATGTATCTATTGTGGGACAACCTCTTCTCCTTCTTGTGGTGCAGACATTTGTTGAGCTTGCTGTAACTGTTGTGCTTGTTGCATTAATCTAACAAGCTCCTGTCTTTCATTAGCATCTCTAATCAAACTATCAGGCACATTAAATTTTTTAGCTAAATGACTTGCTACCTCTTCACCACTTACTAACAAGTTCATTACTTCTGGACCAAAACTTTGTTGAACAAGTTGCATCCACTGTGCAGTATTATTTATATCTTGTTTAGCTTGACCTTGACTCAATGGAGATACAGATCTTACTTTTACTTGCCTACCATTTACAGTAGGAATTTCTATTCTTCCTTGTTTCTTAAGAATATAAATAACTCTTTGCAATACTGGTTGTACTAACTCTGATTGCAATCTACCAAAAGCTGAACCAATCTGCCTAGATAAATCAGCCATACGTTCTGCAATTTCAGTAGCAGTAGCTGGTGTTTTGTTTGGATCACCAAGCATTTCATTATACAATGCTCTTTTGATATTTAATCTCATATCATTCAAAACAAACTGACTAACATCAAAGTTACCAGCTGCTCTAATTGGTTGTAAACCAGCAGAGTTTGGTGCTTTAGGTATAACCGTTCCGGGAACTAAACTGATTGTATCTGGATTAATAATACCATCATCATCTAATTGATAGATACCAGAGATTGCCATTTGTGCATTTTCTAATACTAACTGTACAGTAAGGTTAGTTGTTTTAATTGCACTTAATGCATTCATGAGTGGACCACGACCATATATCTCACCAGCACATTTAGACCAACGAAAACAGATAAATGGATTGGAACCAACACCTTTAAATGAATCAGCTTCTATAATATCCTTATCACCCATCTCAACAACATAAGATAAAAAAGCATCTTCATTTAACTTGGTATAATCTTTGCATATTACCTCTAGTATATTTGTTTTTGTTTGAGGACTATTATGAATGAGTTGAATTAACTTAGGACTAAAATTACCATTAGGATAAAGTATAGGTAAATCTGAATAACGTATTTTACGTTCTCTAAAGATATGATCTATTTTATCATCAGGACCAGTATCTAATACAACATGAGGTAAAGGTATTGCACTAAAATTTATAGGATGAACAGCATCACCTTCTGCAACATGAAGAACACCAGTACCCACTGCAAGATCCATAAAGGATTCATGTACTTCTTGACCAAAGTTTGAGTTTTGTAAAACCTCAAATACATAATCTGTTACTTCATCCAGATCATTATTTACTTCCTCTCTTTGCTCTTTGGGAACTTCTGATCCAGCAACAAAGTCAGCCCATCTAGCAAAGTTAGGAACTAGACCAGCTTGTAATCTTGATGCAAACTCTTGTACACCTACAACGGCTGTTTCATCAAATATCTTTTCATCTCTACGTTGACCAATAGATTCTGTATAAAAAGATTCTCTTTGAGGCATTGAATATTCATAACACTCTTCAAACAAAGGAATAAAACTTTCTCTTACTGTCTTTGCTTTTTCATACTTTTCTAAAAAGTTTTTAGCTGTTTCGTGCATATCAACCTCTTCTTGAATAAAAACCTTTACCACCAGAAGGTCCAACAATTAATGACTTAGCTCTTTTTGTACTTGCTAACTGCATAGATGTACTACCTAATCTTTTTTTCAAAGCAGAACTTTTATTATCATCAGACTCTGGCAATAATGATCTTTGTGATTGAGTTAAGGATTGTGTCCTTGAAACAGATCGTTCAAGATTCTCTTGCTTTAATCTTTTACGTTCTTCTGCTTCTCTACGCTTTTGTTCTTTTTGTGCAGCTTCTACTTCTGGATCAACTGTAGGTTCACTGCTACCACCACCAAAACACATTGTACAATCTCCTTACATTCTTGACCAAAAATTAAATCTTTGCGTTATAGGTTTACGTTTAAACACATCATAGTCTTTCTTAGCATTAAACGAAGAAAGGGGTTGTTGTCCAGCAATTAATTGTCTGCCCTCTCCAGCACCTAACATTAGATACTGTAATGCATCATGTATATGTGAATACATATTCTTTTCTGGTTTGTCATCATATCTTTCTCCTGACACTTGCATACGTCTGTAACAATAACCACCTTGAAAACCTTTTATAAGTGTAGGACAACGTCTATCAATTAAAAAAGCTGGTTGACCATCTGACATCTTAGTCAACTGTGAAGCTACAGATTCTAATCTTAAATCAACACTATTTGATGGTGCTGGGATAGCCCTAAGCCCAGCACCACGCAGTATCTGAAATGGAGTTGATTCATCAGTTTGTGCGCGAAAATCCCCAGCGGGATCACCGATAATATTAACATCCAAACCAGAAAACCTTGTTGCTATTTCTTGTCGTAACAATTCTGCAAATCGAACAATACCCATATCAATAGCAACTATTTCTGATTGCAACAACCAACGACCTCTTACTTTCTGACCAAAGACAGCTGCTGGAGTTAATCCAAAATCAACACCAATGTATAAAGGTACACCAACTGCAATGGGTATCTCTTCTTCTGCAATATGTGTTTCACTTACAAACTGAGGATAGACAGGTTTACCTTCCTGTATAGAACCAAGTTTATTCATTACATATACATCTATCCAACTTTTAGTCTTACCTCTAATTAAATTTGGATAGTAAGTTTCTAAAATGTTAGATATGTTCTCTGCACTCTTGTTTACTTCATAACTATCTACATCACCTTTTTCATCTAGCTTTTCTTTCATAGCTGATGGTTGTACATAGAAAGACCAGTTGTCAGGCTTAATTAACATCTGTGCTTGCTCTCTTGGAATATAATCTGGTATCGGAACTTCACCAGCCATAATCGCCCACCAATGATCTTCTTCTGGAGCATTGGTATCTGCAATGACACCAGACCAACTTGCACCACCTTCACGCATTGAAGGATAACGACCAACACGCATAGTACAAGCATCAATAATACTCTTAGGTACTTCTCTTGCCTCGTTAATCCAAATACCAGTTAACTCTAAAGATAGTAATTTCTTTACATCTTCTGGTCTATCCAATGCTAAGAAAAGAACCTCAATATCAAGTTCGTCTTGTTGTATATGATGTGTGTATGGTACTGACCAATGAAACTTACCCCATACATCTTCTGGAAACCAATCAAGCCATGTTTTGATTGTTGTGGTTCTTAACTGTGGGTTTGTATTTCTTATGATAGCCCAACGACTTTTTCTTATACCTTGATCGTTTTTCTTTTGCTCAAGACTTCTACGAAATACCTCAACACAACAAGCAACAGACTTACCAGAACCAACTGGACCTCTTATACCTCTAAAAAAATTAGAGTCCTTCATAAAAGATTTTATTGTTTGACCATCTGGTTTGTATGTAAATGTATGCACTACAATTCGTCTATCTTAAAATCTTTTGCAGTTTTTAGATGCTTCTCAATAACTTCTGGAAGAATAGTTGCAATCAACTTGTCAGCTTCATGATCTGTACAAAACTGTTTAGGAAAATGTTTTAGGTGTACAGTCTTTACAACATGACGAAGTATTCTGCGTTCTTCTTGATTGAGCTTATGAAAATACATTATTTCTTTTTAGTACGTTTGGTACGTTCAGTACGTTTGGGTTGCGTTTTTGGTTTTGGTGAAATTGGTTTAGCCTTTCTTGAAGGCAACCAAAAAAATAATATTTTAAACAGCATACTCATGTTCGATACTTCCTCACTTTCTTAGCAATACTCTTTGGTTGTTTTACAAATTGTTTACCAGCTCTATTACCTTTCGCCTTTGCTCTATTTGTTGCAGCTTTCTCTGATGCACTCAAACTTTTCCAAGCTGCATCTGGTAAATATCTTTTCTTACCTTTTGATGGAGAACCATCAGAAGTTCTCCACTTCTGTTTACCCCAGTTAAGTAAAGATCTTTGAGGAGCTTTCACTTGTATCCTCCACCTTTGGCTTTATACATTCTAGCCAGCATCTGTGCTTTTCTTGCTGACCATTGACCAGGTCTACCACCTTTACCACCAGCTTTGATTCTGTTGAATAAACTTTTTCTCATTGAAGGTTTGGTATAATTACCAGCTGCGTTTACTGCCATTATGCTTTATTCCTTTTACTAATTGCTTTTGCTTTGGCTCTAGCATCTGCTTTCGAGCTAGCACCCCAAGCTTTTAAACTAAGAAGAAGTCTGGTAGGCTTTCCCTTAGAATCTCTTTCTGGACCTTTCATATTTCCCATACGAGCTAAGAAAGATGCACGACGAGGATTATCTCCACTCTTTACTGGAGGCTTGAGTGTTCCACCTTTATAACTAGCTCTTCCTTTAGCGTTTAAACCACCTTTAGGATTCTTGCCTTCTTTTCTTGTCCAAGCTGGAGTTTTTGCCATAACGAACCTTTCTGACTAAAAATGTTTGTAGACCACTACTTGCCGTAACACTACAACTGTTTTTACCCCCCTATGGTTTGTTGACACGCTATGCATTTAGTCCAGCTGTATGTTAATTTTAATACCACCCGTATGCAGATGCATATGCTTGTCTGGAGCTTTAAATCCTGCTCGATCAAGTATGTCTTTACTGGCTTCTAGCTGAACGTACTCACTTCTTGCACCAGTGCTAAGCTCAGACAACTTATGCGCCGCATACGTAGCATTTAGTCCAAGAGTCTGCTGTATTGCTGTCTGCATATAAGCTTGTACCTTTGGAGTCCGTAATGCCTTGCTAGCAGACACACGACCTGACTCTCCTTTAGCGTAGCCAGCAATACCAGCTGCCTCTTTGATACTGCAACCTGTGGCTACAAGCGTATCAACAAGCTTTACCTGTTTGTCTGTTAGTTGAACACTAAGCTCTTTCATATAACCTCCACTATTATTATCATCATGCACATAGATCTACCATTGTCAACAGACTCTGTGTACGTTCCACCAAGATCTGACGTTATGTACAGCATACTACACAAGACATATTACCATACGCTTTGGCACAAGGTTTGTTTTGCTGCTTTCACTTTTTTATCCATTGCACACATTTGTACTCCATTTCATTAGTAGATTTATTTGCCCCTTCTGACAAACCTTAGATACCAAGTATACAGTAAAGCACCTTGCCATCGAGATAATTGTGCCTCCCAAGTGGGAGGCTCTATTATTGTGTTTCGATGGCTTCGACAATTCACTCCCAAGTGGTCGTTGTGCTTTACTGTAGACTTGGCACAGGCTCCTCCTAAGTAGTCGTCGTCTAAGGAGTGTCCTTGTGTCTGCATAAATCAACTAACTCATGGAGGTAAAAATGAGTACAACTACTAAAAAAGCAAAACCATCAAAAGCAACCCTTGACCAAATCGTATGGCAATATGTTACATACCATACACAAACCTCAGATCTTAGCGAAAAGTACACAGAGGCTAGAATTAACGATCTATGTTTTGTTGCTAATAATAGTTTAGTTTACAAGAAAAAGATTATGTCAGATCTTAAAGCTGAACTTAAAACACTTGATGAACAATACTCTGGTTCAGAAGTTCAAGATGTACAGATATACAAGAAAACTATCTTACTCAAAAGAATGATACCAGAGTTACAATCTCTTAAAGATTATGTAGCAGTAACTGAAAGAGTATACAAGGAACATACTGGTTCTGAGTACAAACATAACGGTGCAAAGGCTACTATGAAACCTAACGCACAAGCAGTTATGAGTGAACTTAAAGAGCTTATCAACATGGATATATAACCTAACCAAAGAGAGGTTAGCTTGTCTAGCCTCTCTTTACACACAAATGGAGGTACAAATGATACGTCAATATTTACTAGGTATGTTAATATCAGCATGGTTGTTTACCATGATATACATAATACTAGTTGTATTTCTTGGACATTAGTATACAATAAAACCATTGAAAGAGAGGAGGCACAACCATGCCAAATACAAACCCATATGTACACCTAGCTGACAAGCTACTGGAAATAATCGAAACTCCACAACAACTTTCCAAACTTTCTGATTGGCTTTCAGACAGTCAGACAGTCAGGGATCTGGCTGTACTTTTAGAATTACAGCAAGATGAAAAAATTAAAAAAATAATTTTTGATTATATGTTCAAACAAGTTGAATACAAAATGTGGAATGAAATGAGTCAGTCTATGTCAGAACAAAATGAAAGATTAAAATCACAATCTATTGAACATATCATTGA